GAAAGTCGTAAGCATCTGGTAAATATAAAACTGGTAATTCCATATTTTATAAGTTAGCTAGGCTCTGTCGGCCAAGTAATGTTATCTGGGTCTGACTGAGTAGGTACATCTCTGAGTGCTTGACGATATGTTTTCCAAGCATCAGATAATGTAACATCACTACTAGCTCTCCAGTCTGTTGCTGCTAGTCTGCCATTTCGATCTTGTCTTACAGACGCCCATTTTTGAGCAAGTATTTGGTCAGCTGTTGGCATCGCTGCTTCGTATGCTGCAATCTCTTCGTCTGACATTTTGATGGTTACACCATCTACCATTTTGTACATTTAGTTTATCCGTTAATTGTATTTGTATAATAAGATTGTTGTGCCTTGAGTAAAGTTTTGATAGCTTTGATAGGGTAAAAATTTAAGGCTACTTATCCACATAGGCTGTGGGTAATAGTGCCCCATATAAGCATCTTGGTAGTTATAAGGAGTTCCAGTTAAATTACTATTTCCACACCACATACATCTAGAAAAAGTTGCTCCGTGCGTGGAATCATTAAGTATTTCCATAACACATCCCATAGTCTTTTGCCAAACCGGTGCATTTTCTGATGGCTTTAACAGTAAATCACCGCTAGGTCGACTGGCTGCATTACCATTACCACTACTTGGAGCATGTTGCTCCACCCCATAATAACTAGCTTGTCCACTCCCAACACCCGGAATATTGTAGTAAGGACGTGCGTGAAAATACCATTGTGAAGGACTGTATCCTACAAGCCTTTTAGCAATTAATAAGTATCTTTTATCTTTTTCAAAACCAGTAACTTCTATTTCAGCAACATCTGTAGCTCCAACAGTCGATACTGAAACTAATGAAAATGCAGAAACAGTGTCTGGCATAGGAGTAAATCTAGCAGCTGGTAAAGTTCCTGACGTTACTGCTGAAGCATTTAAATTAGTACGATCAGGTTCAGATATAGTTGCATATTCTAACTGACCTGTTGCAGTATTGCCACTACCAGTAACACTTTTAACTTTTAAAAATTTACCTGTTTCAATATTATTATCAGGCAAAACCATAGTGTAAGATTGTTGAGCACTATGAGCTGGAGATTTAATTTTTACATTATGTGTGCCGGAATTAAGTTGTAATGTACCATCTGATCCCCCAGCACCTTTAACTTTTACAACTCCTGATCCTTTAGCAGCTAGTTTAACATTTGTACTACTGCTTTCGATTTCATTAACTTTTATTTTTGACATGATATTGTATTGTTAAGTTGCATCATATTTATACAAGCTGAATGTTGTACCAACAGCCCAGTAGTAGGTATTAGAACCTAATGTAGGATATTCAACTGAAAATTCTATTCCATGAAATCTTACAAAATTAGAGTGTGAGGAGGCGTATTTCTTAAATGACCAGTAAGTTCTTAAATGGTTATAACTATTAACAGCTGACATCCCTCTTATCATTCCGAAAATTTTTGCTTCGTTTGTGTTAGTAGGTGCTGCATTATAAAACTCCATAACATAATTGAGGTGGTCAGAATAACCGGTACCCCATTGATAATAGTAAGCACCAGTATCTTCTTGACCATAATTACCACCACCTAAATCATAATACAAGTGATTCCACTGAAATATATTTCCTAAGTAACCGGTACTTCCATCACCATTATAAGTATTATCTAAAAATCGCATTGAGGGTCCACCTTGTGTTGTAACAGTTTGTGGACTATATGTTTCACAGTTTTCGACATACAGTTTATACATTGTGTTATCTTCAAAACCTGTAAAGACTACTTTTTGAGTTGTAGCTTGTGTTGTAACAGTTTGTTTTTGAACAAGTTTTAAGCCTCCGCCTGCTGTTCCGCTTACGTTATATCTAGCTGCTGGTACTGCACCACTTGTAAAACTAGAGCCAACTAAATTATTTTCATCTGCTGGTGTAAAAGTATGGTATCCTAATTGTGCTGTAGCTGTAGATCCGCTACCTGTTAAAGAATCAACTTTTACAAATTTATCAGCAGTTATATTCGTTGCCGGTAAAACCAGTGTATAGTCTTGACTTGCAGTATTAACTGGTCCTTTTACCTTTACTTTATGTACATCTAGTGAATCATTAAGCTGTATAGATGACTGCTGATCTTCGTTAGCCACTTCCAATGCACCATTTGTACCAGTTGGTGTTACTGCTAAGTCAGTGCTTGCTGATTCAATTTCATTAATTTTTATTTTTGACATAATTAACTTTCCCTATATTTGTAAAGGCAGAACTCTGAACCTGTTGAAATAGTTGCACTAGCTTGAGGTTGAATTTTTATTCCTCTTATATCAGCACTACTAGAGTTCATTGTTGAAAATGTTGTGTGGTTTCTACTTACGTTTCCCGGTGACATACCGTCCCATATCATCCAATTAGCATCAGCTTTGGTAGCAAAATCTGCTATAAATGCAAACGAGCTTGTATCGGTGTAAATAGCTCCGTAAATTTGGTTTGCGCTCACATAATGGTTAGTATAGTTTTCTTGACTGCCTCCATTGTAACCAAATTCTGAAACACAATGAAGACCAGAATGTTCACTTCCAGCATTATTTAAAAAGTATATATAATATTGTTGGTTCGCACTAAAATGTATGTTTCTTCCGATTAATCTATACACTCCATCGTTTGAAAAACCTGTAAGGCTGACACTAGAAACAGGAGTAGATCCAACAACAGTCTTTGAGACTAATTCTAAACCAGCATCGCTTGCGGGTATCGTCGGTATTCTAGCTGATGGTAAGGTTCCTGATGTAAGATTAGCAGCATCTAAAGTAGTTAAATCTTGTGCAGTCTGATCTGCAAACTCTAGCTGACCAACAGCATTAGAACCAGAACCAGTAACACTTTTAACTTTTAATAATTTAGCTGAAGTAAGACTTGAATTGGTAGCTTCAGTTGTTGTAACAGCAGGGGCGTTATCAGGTAGTATTATTGTATAGTTTTGACCCGCACTGTTAGCTGGTGCTTTTAATTTGACTCCGTGACTTTGTGCCGAACAATTTAGTTGTAAAGTCGCATCATCAGTATCACCTTTAATTTCACACGTAGCATCAGCACCTTTAGGAACAACTTTTACATTGGTATTAGTGCTAGTAGCTTCGATTTCGTTGACGTTTAATTTTGACATAATAATATTGTTTAATAAAAGTCCACAACAGCTCCGTCTGTCACAGTTAGGACAGAACCGGGTGAAATGCTGATTGGACTTATTGCAAGATAGTTATTGTTGGGTGTTGTTGTGAAGCTGTTACTAACTTGATTATCTGCTTCTACAAATAACTGTTCACCGCTAGAACCTACTAACTCTCCAGAAAGAGTTTTAAAAAAAATTAATTTACTTAACATAGGTTTATGCGGATACGAACTGTATAAAACTTCCGTCTGTCACAGTTAATGTTGCGTTAATTGTTAACGGTAGAAGATTCAGATAATTCTTATTTGTTCCTGTTGTAAAGTTGTTACTCATTACATTATCTGACTCAAGGAATAATTCGTCTGTAGATCCACCAGTTAAACCTCCTGTTGATGGAAGGTTAGTTAAATTAGCGGCACTAATAGCTGGTAAAACAGCTGGAAATCTAGCATCAGGTATTGTTCCGGATGTTAAATTAGTTGCACTTAAATTTGTAAGGTCTACAGGTAAGTTAGTTAAGTTAGCTCCACTAACAGCCGGTAAAGTTGCTGGGAATCTTGCATCTGCAATAGTTCCTGTTAAATTTGCTGCTGGTAAATTAGTTAAGTTAGCTCCATCTCCTGTAAAAGATGTAGCTGTTACTCCTCCTGTTACTGTTGTACCAGTAGATGTAACTTCTAGCTTAGTATTACCTTGATCTTGTAATTTAAGACTTCCTGTACCAGACGAATTTATGATAGAATCGGACGTATCATGAAATATTTCTAAATCATTACCTGTACCATAACGAGATTTAACATTATCATTATGACTGTTAGTACCTGTAAATGTATTACCAGTTGTAACTGCAAAGTTACCTGTAGCTGTTACACCACCTTGCCATGTACCACCATTATAAACTTTAAGCTCATCTGAAGTAGTGTTGAAATATAAATCACCTTCTTGTAAACTTGAACCGTCAGCTCTCGATGATGGATCACTAGAAGCAATCCGATATCTATCAGCAAAAGCACTAACGTCAGTTAAATTAGTCGCAACTGTATTAACGTCAGCAATATTAGTACCAACAGTATTTACGTTTGTTACGTTAGCAGCAATAGTGTTGATATTACTTGCGTTAGAAACCGCAGCGTTAATATTACTTGCGTTAGAAACCGCACTATTTATATTACTAGAGTTATTAGCTACAGCAGTAACATTAGAATTGTTGTTAGCAACAGTAGTGATGTCACTTATATTGTTATTGGCAGTAGTTACTGCGGTTATATTATTTCCAACATTTGCTATAGCCGTTGCATTGCTAGCAACTGTTGTAACCTCTGTTGCTTTTGGTACTAATCTATGAAATGTGTATGTATGTAATGTACTTGTAGATTCAACTAAGAATCCAAAGCCTTGAGCGATTGTACTAGGTACACCAGTAATCGTAATATCTGCATTATTAGCTAAGTTACCATTAGTTATAGTAACTGTTGTACCGCTTGGAACTAAAGCTGTGCTAGCTGCTTTGATACTTAAAACAGCTGCTTGTCCTGTAGTTCCGCCGGGGTTTGTATCGGGAAAACTTTGTTCATCGTTGACGATATCAAAACCACCAACTTCATCAACTAAGTCAATAATACGTGCATCAATTGCAGCTGTTGTAGCTACATAAGTATCACCGGCAGACCAAGTTTGTCCACTAGATATAGTCTCACTACTATCTTGTCTAAAATATAATGGGTCAAGAGCACCAGCGTCTAGCTCAGTTTCAGTATAGTATCTGTTATCTAACTGTCCAGCATCTAGCTCGGTCTCTGTATAATATCTGTTATCTAACTGTCCAGCATCGAGTTCAGTTTCGGTGTAATATCTATTATCTAACTGACCAGCGTCTAACTCAGTCTCTGTGTAATATCTGCCATCTAAGTCAACAGAACCAGCTGATGTAACGTGACCCTGAGCTGAGATAGTTATATCTTGAATGACGTTACCATTGCTGTTATTGATAGTTGTGTCTGCACCAGCAACGTCATGATTAATGGTTACTTGACCACCACTTGCAGTTTTTGATAAATCAGTACCAGCTAAAATGTCAGATTCGATAGCAGTATCAATGCTAGAATCTAATGTAGTTTTATTAACTGCATCACCGCCATTAACTGGATTACCGAGATTAGTAACTTTATTGTTACCAAGATCTAGATTACCAGTAAAAGTACCTCCAGTAGTCGGAACATACCTTTGGTTTACCTCTTGTGTAACATATAAGTTTTGTGTAAAGTTATCGTTTAGATCTTCTGATTTGATTGCCGAACCAGCATAAAATGTTGCTGTTAACTCATCAACTGTGGTTTGTCTGAATATTCTGATTAAGGCTCCAGTAGTAGGAGCAGTATTAAATTGTATTGTGGTTGCATTGGCTAGTGTAAAAGCCGTAGTAGCCACACCATCGAGACTTACTATAATGTCCGAGGTCTTAAGATATGGGAATGTGAAAGAGTACGTTGTCGTACTATTGTTACCAGTATAGTTGTTTTCTGTAACAGCACTCATGTTAGTTACCGTAATTAATTAATTGTCGTGTTTCTAAATCCTTTTGTTGTATGTTGGCGGCTTCATTTACATTACCTACTTTCATCTCTTCTCTTGCAAGTTGAGCGTTAATAATAGATTGTTCAATATTAGGATTCTCGCTAAGGTATCTAGCCTCTGCAAGCTTTTGAGCTTCACGTATTATCATGTTAAGCTCTTGGTGTATAGGTAATAATTCAGTTTTAAGTTTGATTCTTTGGTCAGCTCTTCGGATACTAGATCTTCTAAACGTACGTAAAGCGTCAATTTCTTTCTTATACCTTTTATTTTTCATTAAGCGTTCAACTTGTTTAAACAACTGTTGCTCACCTATGTATGTATTTATCTGTTCTCTGTCTTCTGGTTTCCATTCGTATGATCCAGTGCTATCCATCTTAAGCATGCTAAGACCATCGTAACGTATGTCACGTAAGAATACACGCCATGGTTCGTTTGTACCACTTACCTTAACAGGACTCAGTGCATTAAGTGCACGAAGTACTGGATTGTCAATGTCGTTAAGTGGAGTACCAGTCCATATATCTATTTGATTTGGTAGTAGATTTCTAAATCCGGGTAATCTGTTAGCTACGAATGACTCTACTTCACCAGCTAAATCTTTCTGTGCAGAATCAATAGCTTTTGCAAGTACACCTAATGTTCCACTCGCTGGTATCCAAGATGTCTGACCAGCTCCTAGCTGTGCCCATGCACGTTCATTACCATTGAGTGCATCAAACAAAGGTTCTATCATAGTTAATGGTGATTCGTTTAAGAATGTAGCACCGATAGTCCATGTAGCTTTAGATATAAAGTTTTCTAGCATATGTTCATCTAAGTCAGATGCGTAGTATGCAAGATCTCCAATCAGTGTAAGTATGTGTTCAATTCCTATAAGACCTTTATAACTATACCAGTTATCACCGATACGTATAGTCTTAGGATCATAACCCATCTCGTCTCTTTCTTTGTTACGCTTAGATGCGTTGTAGTGACCATTACCACGAATGTTACCACCCATAGCATAACCCCATAATGTACCCACAAGTATGCCACTAAAAGCCTGTCTACCTACGTACTCAGCTTGTAGTTGTTTAAAGATAGCATCTGCAAAAGGTTCTTTACTTGCGTCTATACCATGCTCCATAAGTGCTGCTGCTATATCGTCTGCTGATTTAGCATATATAGTCTTACCGTACTTATTAATACCGGGTATAGCTGATATAGGTGTCCAAGATAATGCTGCTTTTACATAGTTAGATGCAGTACGTGGAAACGCTAATAACTCTTTGAGTATAGGATATGCTGTAGTAGCTTCTGTAAGATAGCTAGCTACACCGTCATCTAGGTTAAGTTGTATTTCACCAGAAACTGATCGTAATACCTGATCTTTAACCAGTCCATTCTCATCAAAAAAGTTCTTATAATGTCTGTTTTCAGCTTCAAAGATTTTCTGCCAGTCTGCATAACCAGACTCACTAAATACATCTTCGTATGCTTTAACACGTGAGTAGTAGTGTGCGTTGTGTGTGTTAGTAAATATATCAGGAAAGACCATTGCTGTCATACCATAACGCAGACCTTTCATTTTAGACATCTGTGTTAATGCAGCTGCTGATTTAAGCTGATAGGATCTACCCCAGTTACCATCTTTCTCGTACAGTTTTGCAACACCTTCCATGATGTCCCAAGCCTTGTCTGTTTTAAATACATAATCTTTACGAAAAGCATTTAACATTGCATTAGGATCTTGGTTAACTTTTTTCATCATGTTAAATGCGTCAGTTAATGCACGTCTGTTAGTTTCCCATACAGCACCATTGTAATAAATAGTCTTCATTACATTGTCCATGTCACCTTTAACAGCATGACCTAGTACAGCTGTGATTGGTCTAAGTATAAGCTGTGAGCCATTACCTACACCAGCTCTGAAAGCTGATATACCAGATAACATATTGTTATATCTTACACCCCATGCACCCTTAGCAAACAAGTTTAAGTTTTTAGGGTCAGGACTTTTAAGTAGTCCTAGTGGTGTAATCTGTTCTGCTGCCCATTTGTATAGTTTAGCGAGACTGTCTACATCACCATTAGTATGTGCATATGCATCAATTAACGGACGTAAGGCATCTGGATTTGTTTTACGTAGCTGTTTAAGCTCTTTAGTAAATCTTTTATTCTTAGCATGTATAGAGTTTTCTGCTGTCTGAAATTCATTTAATAAAGTATCTACAGCTTTGTTTACATCACCGGGAGGTAATTGATCAAACCAGTTTTTGTTACGTAGTGACCAACCAGATAAGTATTTATTAAGTCCATACTCATCCATTAAGAACTCAAGCTTGTTAATGATTAAATCCATAGCACGGTTGTCATCGACAAACGGAGCCATTTCAGTTATAGATTGAGCAATTGTAGAAGCTTCTCTACCTAGAGTATCCATAGCTCTAGCAGACGAAGCTGTTACTTCTCTACCTAGAAATCTGTCAACAAGATCACGCATAGCAAACGCTGCTGCTCTTGCTTGATCTTCGTTTATAACTTCTATTTTAAACTTACCCATCATTAAATTCTTGACGTCCCTGTTTTGTAAAAATAATTCTTGGACATCTTTAAGTGATGCGTTAGGATCTATAATATCATTATATATACCCCATGCAGCTGCGTTCATTTCTTTAGAACTAAATCTAACACCATCTACAATAGCGTTAAATCTACCTATATCTTTAGCTTCTTCAGCTACACCCATTATAGCATCACGGCTTGTAGAGCCTACCATAAGACCTTTACGTCTCATAGAATCTGTAATTAGAGGTGCTGGATCTCCAGAAGATGTACCAGTTTTAATTGCTGTTGTATCTGCCATGTTACGTGCTACGTTACCGGGAGGTACACTTTGTTTAGCTTTAGCAGCATCATCAAGTACATCAGCATTTAAGTCAGGATCAAGTCCGTTAACGTTAAGTTCTAACTGTTCATAGTTGTTAGCAGTTTTTCTTTCAATAGCTGCTTGATTCTCTACATCTTCAAGATACTCATATCTACGGTAGTAGTCATCCATGTTATCAATGTTAGCTAAAGATTCCTCTAATGCTATTTTTTCATTGATAAGCTGTCTTTCCATACCTCGACTTAAATTCTTATCACCTAATGATAGTACTTCATCAATCTCAGCAATACGTATTAGCTTGTCAGGATCACCACCCATGTTTATGTTTAACTGCTTGTAAGCTGCTGACTTGTCATCTAGCGGCTCCATCCAGTCCATGGCTTTGTGACCACCTTTAACATCGAGAAATGCTCCAAGTACACTACCAAATATACTAAACGGTGCAGACTCTAACATGTTCTTACCCTTTCTTACACCGGGGCTATCGCTTGTAGTAGTCTGAAATAACTGTGGTAAAGGTAGTTTACCCTTTGGTCCGAATGTATCAGGAAAAAACTGTACTAATGTATCAGTCAAAGTGTCATCTTCTCCAATATCACTTAGACCTAAGATTGCAGCATCTCCTAATCCGTGTGCAGCCATACTTGCTGATAGCTTTGTAAACCAAGGCTTACTAAATAATGCACCACCAGCTAACTTAGTATTAAGCTGTCCTTGTATTGCATTACCACCTATAATAGAAGGTAGTACAATAGAGGAAACACGTCTAATACCTTGATGTGCAGGGTTGTCAAGCATTGTAGCCTGATCATACTTCTCATCTACTTTGTCAAACCCGGGTACTATTGTACCAGCTGCATCCATTACGAAATCAGCTAGACCTAAACCGGGTGCAGATAAACCTTGAAATACATTGTCTAATCTTTTAAGTGGATTATTAGCATCTAAATTAGTTTGACGTTGGTTTTGCCTTACTAAATCAGTAGACATGCCAAAGTATTTCTGATTAAACTCTTCTTGTAATTTGTCTCTTTCATCTCCTTTTTCATTCCACCATGCTTCGTATTCATCTCTCATGGTAGTATGATTATTCTCCATAGATAAGTCTACAGAGCTATTACCAAACTTGTACCCAAAAGGAGCAGGGTATACAGGCTGTGCTGATTTGGCTTCTTGTTCCTCTTCGACCATCTGGCCGGGAACATATGTTTCTTCTTCCATTAGTTCTGTAGCTGTTCTCTATTTTTAGCATCAAGTAGAAACTTCCATGCAGGCATGTCAAACTGTGCTTCAATTGTATTTACACATACTTGTAAAGCTTTCTGATCGTTTGATAATCCAGCTGCTGTAGCTCCAAGTATTTCATCACACCACTTGTCGCCACCCCATTGCATGACTGCTTTCTTTGTTCTAGCGTCTGCGTCTACTGTGTTCTTGAGTGTGTTTACAAAGTCTTCTTTTTTAACACCTTGTAATGAACTCTCATCAATTAATTTAGTTAACAAACGGTTATTTGTTTTACCTGTTGTAAGTAAATTATATAAATGTGTATTATTAATTGTAGGATTAGCTGATGACATATCTGATGCTACTAAGTCTACTAATCCAGAAATTCTTGTCTGTCCTTTAGTATCACCTAACGTAGCATCAATCTCAAAACTAGATATATTACCAAAGTTTTCTCCAGCTAGTCGTGTAAATATAATTCTATTAGTTGCACCAGATTTACCTTGTTTCTGTCTAAATAGACCTGATCCACGGTATCCATCTTTATCAAAATTAACAAGAGTACCATTAACATATCCTAATTGTTTATCTATAGATTCTTTAGCACGTGTATATCTTTCTGATGCTGTACCGTTTGTATCAGATGCATAGCGTGCAAGTAGTTCAGATCTCATATAGTCAGCCATAGTAGACGCTGAAGGACCAGCAGCTTTATCTAAAACTCCGTCCTTCTCTACTTCGTCTATTGTAGCATCTGTAATTTTTTTAATGTGATTGTCTAAATCTTGAAACTCTACACCTACTGCTTGTGCAAGACCGTTAAGATCATCGTAGATAAATCCTATCTTCTGTTGTTCATCAGGTAATGCTGCCCATGCGTGATATACTAATCGCATGTCACCATTTCTATATCCTTGAACAATAGTAGAGGTTAATGTATTCTCATCTATATACTCACTTTTAAATCCTAGACTACCAGCAAATATTTCTCTAGCATATGGGTTGCCATTCATTAATTCATAGTCCTCAAAGAATGCATCAGGATTTTTTTTATAGAATCCTTCATTCATTTTTTGTTGATACTTAAGTGCATCAGATTGCTGTCTAATTTTAGTAATTTTTTCTGAAGCATTTTTTTTCTTTTCAAATTCTGTTCCAAACTTTTCAGCTAGCTCATCTTGTAAATATGGAAATTTAGCAAGAATACGATTTGAAGGTATATCTTTTTCAGCACCGGGTATTAGATATCCATTTGGATGCTCAGGTGTTACACCCATAACATGCTCTAAAAATTCTTGAAAGTTTTGATGATTACCCATTTCACTTTCAGCCCATGCTATAATATTAGCTCGTGTGTTAGGGACTATAGGTTGACTATAAGATCCATCACGATTCTGTATAGGTCTAGCATTAACAGCAGATACTGAATCTATAAATAACGCATTTTTTCGGTTATAAACTGATTCTTTAAATTCTGGAGTACTTATGGTTGTGTCGTTACTTAAAGATATAGCTTTAACTTTTTCGTCAAAACCAGCTAGTATTTGTGTAGCTCCTTGATACTCTTCTCCGAGTGTAATCTGATTTTCCGCAGCAAAACCTTTTTGTCTATAGAAGTTTTGTAGTTTTAACCCCATCTCTGAATCAGGGTTTATACCATACTGCTTCATTAATTCGTGAACACGAAACTGATATAAACCTACAACTGTTTTCTTATTTACTGGTATTTCTCTGTCTTTAAGAAAAGCTCTAAAGTCTCTTTCAAAACCGTCAAACTGTTTAACATGCTGAAGATAGAATATTTCTTTAGCTACAGGATTATGAAGTTTATCTATACCTGATAGATAATTATACATCTGTTTATCATCCTGATTACCAGTTTTAAGAAAACTATCTATAGCATTAAATCTTTGATTTGCTAGATCTTGAAAGTCTACATCACTTTTTATTTTTTGATGTACTTTGGTAATACTGCCAATCGTGCCGTCTTGTAAACGTCGTTCATACTCTGCTATACCAGCTTCTGTTTGAAAATAATTTGTAGCATTTCCAACTGCTTTTCCAACTGATCGTGCA